TGCCGGCGCATGTACAAAAAGGCAGCGGGTTGGGTAATGAAAACATTACTGCAGCTCATTTACAAACTCCTAGAGTTAAGCAATTACAACAGCTTAGCAATGAGGTTGACGAGCAACACAGTGAGTATATTGAAGGAGCCAAAGTTGGTGACTTTATTAACACTGTAACGCGAGAAAACTACGGGCAGTCAATCTATGTATTAAACATACGATTTACTGAAGAGTTTGTAGCGTGGAAGAAGCGTGAAAAAGGTGGAGGACTAGCAGGTAGCTTTGCAAGCAAAGAAGACGCTATTGAATCCCTTAAATCTCAAGATCTTAATCCAGAGGATTATGATATTACTGAGACTCACTCTCACATGTTAATTAGAAAAGATGCGGAATCAGGAAACCTGGACGTACCTTTCTTATTTGACTGTGCATCTTCTAAGTTGCGAGTATCCAGAGAATGGAATACTCAAATCGCAGGTCTAAGTGGAGATCGTTTTTCAGCATTATGGAAAATGTCTTCTGTTAGAACAGAAAATAGAACAGGTCAAAAGTTCTATAACATCCAAGTTGAAAAAGTTGGATGGGCAACTGACGACGATTACAACAATGCTAAAACAGTGTTTGAAAGTATTAAGTAATCACTTTGCGTACATGGTGCGACATATATTGTCGCATCGTGTATACTAATTAAATGCCTGATGCAAAACAAAAAGGTTGGTTCTGGGATGACGTAAACAGACGCATGTATCGTTGGCATGATCTACAACTCCTCATGAGAGAGCGAGTATTAAAAGTTGAAAGAAAAGGACTTCATAAACAAAATCCACAAAAAACTCCCTAAAGAAATTTATAAGTGGAAAATCAACGACCCATATCATGGGGGTGTTCCTGACGCATTCTACTCCGGCCCTGGCGGCTTTTGTTTTGTAGAATATAAATATGTGCAATCCTTACCTAACCGTGGTACGTCGAAAGTACCCATCAACCTTTCTCAACAACAACGCCTCTGGATCCAGCGGGCGCACACACATAAACTACCCGCGTACATAGTCCTGGGATCTCCAGACGGTGTTTGTATAACAGACAACCCACTAGCAGAATTTTTTTATTTAGATTGCTTTTTAAGGTGTGCCGTGACTTTTGAAGCATATATCGATAGAATAAGCAACATATGTTTAACTATTAAGGAGTAATAGATGGATATGGTAAATCAACCACCTCATTATAATCAAGGTGGTATTGAGTGCATTGACGGAATAGAAGCAAGCATGAGCAAGGAAGCGTTTGCTGGTTACTGTAAAGGCAATGTTATGAAATATTTGTGGCGTTACGAGTATAAGAACAAAGTTGAGGACTTAAAAAAAGCTCAATGGTACTTAGCTAGACTCGTTAAGTCGCAGGAGGAGTAAATGAAAGAGGTAGGAATTTTTACCAATCTTTCAAAAACACTAGGACGTTGTACAAGTATTGCAGATTGTCCTTGTGTCGGTATTTGTAGTTGCACCCAATGGGGTGATGACCGTTGTAAAGGTTGCGGACGAACCGCGACCGAGGTTCGAGATTGGAATACTTTCTCTAAAATAGAGAAAAAAATCATAAATCTACGAAATGCGGCAGAAAACTATGGTATTAGGCAGCTACAAAGGGGACCCCGCGTAGAAGAGCCTGAGAAGGCCGCTAGTTAATTATTGGCCTAACGATACCAATTGCATTGACCAAGTGCTAATATGCGCACCTGTGGCATCCTGAGCCCACGTTTTTTTAAAAAGCCCTTAAAATTTACCCAGACAGTGGATTTTTGTTACTTTCTGCTATTTTTTTCTCTAAAGAAGAAATTTCAGCTTTAATTGTAGCTATATCAGTTTTAATTTCAGTAACATCTGGAACTTCTACACCGTCAATTTCTTTTTCTAAAAACTGTACCGATGTTTCTATAGATGCAAAACGTTCTTCAATCGCTTTTTGTGCTTCTTTAGTATCACCTATGCCACCAATCTTATCTTCTAGATTTGTTATTCGGTTTACATAGGTAGCCCCCGTGTAACCAAACCCTGCAAGAGTAGAAATAATTCCTACTAAAGCAATGACTTGTGTTGTTTTACTTTGTAACCAATCCATATAAGTCTCCTAAAATGTTGGCTGCATTTCTTTTAGTTTAGTAAGGGTATTAATATTAGTACCCGCTAACTGATAAAACGCAGCTGTGTTATCTTGAATAGTATTAGTAGTATAAATGCTTTTAGGTTCATACCAAACTTCTTTTTCTGGCAAACTAACTAACCTATAGTTATTAAACCCAGGAACAAAACCCATAACAGCTATAATAGCATTTTCAGATCCATACTCTCCCGTTTCTTCTTGTTGTGCTTGTACTTCTTCTTGTGCATTTTGTAAGTTTTCTGCAATTATATTTTCTACTGTTGTGTCTGTATCAGAATCAGTGCTAACAGAATTAACTGATATGTTTAAACTGTCTTGGCTAGATACAGTTGATACCGTTGCAACAGTAACTTCAGTAGTAGTTGTTTCGGTTTCAACAGTGCTTGTGCTTATGGAAGTATCAGCTACAGCAGTACTACTCATATCAAGAACTTGGTTGGTTTGTGCTGTAGAAGATGCAAATTGATCTGACATGCTTGGTGAACTACTAGTACTAATACCAGCATTTGAAGAAGAACTAACTGCATTACCAGATGCAATGCTGTTTCCTGTAGCATGTACAGATGTGCCTGCAGTTGTACCACTAACACTAGCTTGTGCAGTAGCTAAAGTAGATGAAACAACATTTAAAGCCATTTCTTTACTTATAGAGCTTTTTTCTTCAACAGCTACAAGTTCTTCTTCTATTACTTCTTCTATAGCTTCATCTTCTTCTTCGATGAGTTCTTCAATAAGTTCTTCCTCCGACTCTTCTGCATACGCAAGTTCTTCTTCCACAATTGTCTCTTCCTCAAACCACTCCTCCACTTCTTCAATAAATGTTTCTTGAAACACAAACTCTTCAATCATTAAATCTTCTATGGGTATAAAGACTTCTTCTTCCCGTATAAATGGTAATGGTTCTATAAATTCATCGAGTGGCTGTAGTTGTTCAAAAATTATTTCTTCTGCAAACACAAACACTTCTTCTTCAAACAACTCATACTCAGGTTCAAATATATACTCTTCAAATACCTCTAGTTCTTCAAATTCAAAATCGTCATACAAAATGTCATACTCTTCATAACCATAGTCAAACATTTCTTCATCATATCCATAATCAAAGTATTCTTCTTCTTGGTAATAACCAATATCCATTTCTTGGCTGTATCCAGGGCAAAATGGACCATATTGGGGATCTAAATCACACTGTAAATCATCATAAGCATCCCAGTATCCAGGACAGCTTACATCATTTAAAGGGTCACTACAGTCAATAGTTACACTTGTACCATACAAGGAGCCACCATTTTCTAATGAAGTATTTGAAGCTGTATTATTCCAATTTGTATTTACACACGAACTAGTGTTAGTTGTACCTGTATTACATTCATCGTGAAATAAATATTGATAATAAGTATCTGAATCTTTTTGTTGGCCTATTAAAACATCGTGTTGAATAATATCTAATGCACCATACCTAAATTCAAAAGTATCATTAGTCCAAAGTATTACTTCAAAACTGTTATCAGTATTATTACGGTTATACTCTTTTAAATCATACCAACCAAAGACTGTCTTATCGCTAAAGTTCTTAGCCAGCATTTTAGAGTTGTTATCTCTAATAAGGTCAGTCCAAAATGGAAACAGTGTGTAGTTGTATTGTGGAAGAGGGTCAGGTGTGTAATCACCGCAGTAATTATTGTAGTTTACATTGCCTGTACCCAATCCAAAATGCAGACATCCATTCGTAGCCATACGAGCAGAAGTAAATGCTTTATCATAAAAGTCGAACGTGAAGTCTAAATTAAAAGCAGAGGAAAGCTGGTCGTCACCAACATTAAGATTAGTAGTGCCTGATTCGTTTGTGAGGTCTATTAAAGACTGGTTGCCTTCATAGATATACTGTGCTGATAAATTACTTGTAAGTAATAAACAACATATTATTTTAAAGCAGCGATACATTCTCTTTTCTTTTGAGTAGAAGAGTGCCAGACTTGCTTACATCTTTGTACCTTTTCTTTATACCAAACTTTATAGTCTGGTCTGTCTTGTTTGTTTTCTTCCCAAGCTACTGTTGCTTCTTTTCCTATTTTTCCTTTATATGGGCAAGGTGTGCCGGCCATTTCCATAGCAGTAAAAACCCTTTCATCAGCACAAAGTAAACTAATAGAAGCCACTTTCATGCCCATATCGTAAAGGTATTTAGATAGTTTTAATCTTTCACAGTTTTGATCTCTTACAGTTTTACCACCAGAAAAACCAAATACTTGGCCTTGAAACGCGCCCGATCTACCTACAGTACATAAGTCTTGTGAATAAGACATTATAGATGGAGCAATAGCAGATGCAGGGGGAGCTTCTGATTTTACGTTTTGGTTGATTGTTTGAGTTGAATTCGACTCATTAATGTTTCTGTTCGTGTTGTCAGAACGTGTGTTGTTCTCATTAACATTCTTATTGTTAGTTGTAACATTTGAATCAGACGTCGATTTATTGATATTCGTATTGTTGTTAGTGTTAGTGTTAGTGTTGTTAGAAGTGCTCGTATTGTTGACATTTTGATTTACCGTAGAATTAACAGTTGAGTTAGAAGTCGAAGTCGAAGTATTAACATTGTTGTTTGTATTAGTGTTGTTAGATGTCGACGTACTAGTGTTAGTGTTATTGTTGGTATTTGTTGCCGTATTAATGTTTGTATTTTGATTGGTACTAACATTAGTATTTGTATTTACATTGGTATTAGTATTGGTATTAGTGTTATTGTTGGTATTAGTATTAGTATTGGTATTAGTATTTGTGTTAGTTGTGGTGGTAGTGTTAGTAGTATCCAAGCTATTCTGCTCGCAATACTGAGAGCCAGCAGTACAGTTACCTGTCTGATCCCCATAGGAATTAAAAGAGAATACTAATCCTAAAACTAGAAGTGCACGTTTGTTCATAAATTTTTACTAACATTTCCAACGTCTTCTAGCTTGCCTTAGCCTTGAGTTAGGGTTTTTTGCAGCTTTAGGGAATTTTTTCATCTGCCCTGCAGATCTAGCGCAATAAGACTTACGTCTTTTAGCGGCTTTACTTCCCTTTTTAACTTTTCCTGTTACTGCGGTTTTTAATTTAGATCCTGGGTTTGCTCTACGATAGGCGGCTACGCCTTTCTTAGTCATGCCAGCGCCTGACTTAGTTTTTCGGTAGTTAGCGCCTTTACCTCTTGTTGTTTTTCGTATTGGGTTTTCTTTTTTGCGGGGCACGTTTCTTCCTTACTGGTTGTTTTAAATTTTTCTTAAATAACTTTGCATAGGCTTTTTTTACCTTATCCAAAAATTTTTCAATATATTCTATATACATAATTATACTCATTAATAAAAGAGCTGAGACAATAGTATAGCAAATTACAGTTATTTGCGTCTCCTAACAACCTTTTTTGCTGTTTTTTTAGCTTTTCTAAAAGCCTTATCTGTTGGTGCACCTTTAGCCCCTTTCTTTCTCATTTTTTCTTTAGAGCCCGCTTTTATACGTTTTCTTTTTGCGTGTATGTTTGCATACAACCCTCTTTTACCTGGCACGTTTTCTCCTTGCTGTTCGCGTTCTTTTAAAAGAACGGTTTGATTTCTTCTTTTCCATTCTAATATTTTTAGGGTTATTGTTCAAAGGGTTGTTGTCTTTATGTGCAACATCTTTACCATCACCTTTTTTAGCTTTACCTTTAGCTATCATTAAACGGCGTGCTTTATTACGAGCTGCTCTACGTCTTTTTTGTGCAGTTGTACCTTGGTATCTGTCGTACTCTTGCCGGTAATTTCTGGCCATTACTTGCCAGTTTTAGCCATAGCTTTTTTGTGTGCTTGTCTCATGGTATCGCCCATAAGCATGCGCCTTTTCATGAAAGCCATGTGCTTTGCGCTGTGGTGTTTGCTATGTCTTTTTAGGGATGCCTCTTGGCGTTTAGAAATGCTTTTCTTTTTGACTTGTTGAGAGGGTCTTTTAGCTTTTCTAGGCATTATTTTTTTGGTTTTTTAGGTTTATAAACAATGTTGTCTAATTTTTCTGATACTTCAGCTTCACTCATTAAAGTATAGCCATCAGTAGAAAGTTCTTGGTTAGGCACATTAGGTTGCATTTTAGTTTCTTCGACCTTCATGTCTCCTACTTTACCGGGTTTTTTTTCTCCTGGTGTTCTAGACGCCATCTGTTTTCTCCTGTGCAATTAAAAAATCAACTAACTTTATTTTATCATTAATCTCAACTAGTTTACCAACCAGCTGGTCTAAATATTCTGTAAAGTTAGTGTGCTCTGGTATTGAAGTAGCGTTTGAAGTAAGGACTTCTAAGTCTAAACTGACCTGGGCCCGTTGTCCTTCAAGCGATGCTTTATAAGCTGTGTAGATAGATCCTTTATCCATTTATCTCTCCTTAGAAGTGTTCTATTACTTCATCTTCCACGGCTAGTAACCGTATGAAGGTTTCTTTTTACCTTTTTTAGCTGGCTTTTTCTTTTTAGCAGGTTTCTTTTTGTACATTCCTTTCATACCCATTTGATTTATACCTCCACATTTCATAGTTTACATTATTACCCATAGGGATTGGCTAAGTCAATATCATCTTCTGTTGACCATGTTATTCCATCTAAATGAGATAAAAGGGCATTTAGTTCTAACTCTCTAGTGTTAAAATGATTGGTTATCCAACCAGCTACAACACTATCTGTCACGTTGCTTATGTGCACAAAGTCAACGTCATTAGTATCTTTAGCAAGGTAATTAAAAGTTATATATTGTTTTGGTACAGTAACAGTATTGCTAGCGTCAGCGGTTTCGTGTGCGTTTATTGTGTATTCAACTTCTGTTACTACTGTTTTACCACCTTCTACTACTTGTTTAGAAGTTATAACATTTGGGGTAAAAGTAGCTGTATATCTTTTTAAAACTGCCATAATTAATTTGCACTAAATTTAACAAATCGAACGTCGGCTGATCCAATTTGTCTAGTTCCTCCATCACCCTGGCCATAAATATAACATGTAACTGTGCCACTACCTGTATGTCTAAATGCTATTGGTATGTTAGCTGTGTCAGCGCTGCTTGTAAGCCTAGATTGAACTATGCTTGTATTTAAATGTTCTATGTCAGGAGTTCTGTAAACTACACCAGAACTACTGTCAGTCAATTCTGCTGTGTCAGTGCCCCCAGATGTTTCAGTAGTGTCAACTGTACCATCAGAAAATAACAAATGTATTGTTTTAACTTGGCCTGTTCCTCCAATTAATCGTACATATCCTTGATAAAACCCAGCACCACTACCTATTGAAGTAATTTGTGCATATCTTTTAGAATTATTGTTAAAGTTACCAATAGTGCTACCAGAAACAAGGCCCCCATTAGTAGGAAGAACTAAATCTGTTGTATTTACTTTTATAGCAGTTACATTTCCTGCAAGAATTTTGTCTGTTGTAATTGCATTAGCTGCTATTTCATTTGCGGTAATAGTAGTACCAGCAATTTGAGTAGCAGTAATAGTATCAGTGGCTATTTCAGTAGCTGTAATAGTGGCACTATCTATTTGAGTAGCCGTAATAGTATCCGCTATAATTTTTCCACCATGCAAAGTGTCAATCTTTGCATTTGTAATATCCCCGTCTTTAATTCGCGCTTTGTCTATGTAAACAACACCACTATCAACAATAAATGGGGCTACAGAATTAGAACTAGCCGCACCTGAACCATCCCAAATAGCAAACTTGTCAGCTTGAAATTGTATAGCAGAACCAGTCCCACTATCTGAAGCATTTGCTTCTAGCACCATGCCAGCTACCGCCCCATTGGCTTCAACTTTAAGTACATAAGCTGCGGCTGCGTTAGCATCTGTTGCATTTACATGAGAAAGAATTGTATTTGAAGCGCTGTAAGCAGTACCGCTGTTATCATTTCCAGAGCCTACATAAGCAGAAAGGGTTGTTAAAGAAGTAGATGTAGCAGAATGTGCATTAGTTACTGTAACAATATTAGATTGTGCAGTGGCCATAGCTTCGGTAATAGTGCTGCCGGTATAGCTTGTGCTCCCATAAAGAGAAACTAAAGTTGCATCGCGTCCTGCTACCCAAGCATTGTTTGCCGAATTCCTTGTATAGACTTGACCATCATCTGTATCAAACCAAATGTCATGCGTGCCTAGAGCAGAACCGTCTGTTCTAGTACTTGGAGAACTGCTTTGTTTAATTACATTTGCTACACCGGAATTAAGAGCAAGCAAACTATAACCCGGCAAATTAGACAAAGTTTCGCTAAGGGCGGTCATAGTTGCCCCTATGTTTTCTACGGTTGTAGCACTAGCCATATTAGACCAAGGCCCTGGATTGTTAGAAGTACTTACAAACCTTACCCAATAATAATAAGTACTATTATATTCAAGTCCTTTGTCTGTATATATAAAAGCACTAGTAGTACCAACTAATACCGCACTGCTTAAATCTTCGCTTTGTGATCTCCAGATTTCTGTAAAACCGTGATTTCCATACGGAGCAGTATTAGTAGATTGATTCCAAGACAAAAGAACATCGGTAAATAAGCCACTAGCAGTAAGCACCGTAGGGGCTGGTGGCACAACTGCATCTCCCGGTTTCTCTCTAAGTGGAGCAAAACCAGTTGCGCCTGCTATGTTTGGATTATATGGTGCTTGTGCTAAGTCTGTAGCTAAACCACTATCTACAAGATCTCGATGGGTTACAGCTCTGTCTTTAGGATCACCCCTCCTACCAAGTCGCACTTCAAGTGCTTCTTTCATAGACTCTAGTGCAAGTTTAGTTTCGGTGTCTATTTGAGCCGGAATATTCTTAAGGGCTGGGATTTTAGTCTCGGCCATTAGATTCCTCTTAATTCATCTATTGATTCAGCAATACAAACTTCATTAATCACTTTCGCAGAAGATACTTCTATTGCAAAATCTTTAAATACTCTTGGTGGTAACCTAAGAATAGGTTCAGGTATATTAGTAGAATTTATAGTTACAGAGTTGCCAGCCGCATTAACATAACTGCCTGAAACTGAGTGTTGTGTGCCAGAAAGAGCAATCGTGCCAGTATAAAATAAGGCACCATCTCCATACACCTTTACTGTAACAGGAAATGCTTCGGCATCTACTTTAACAAATCCCATGCTAGTTGGTTTGGGCGGAACAAAGTCCTTAGATTTCCAAGTGTAGGTTTGATCTGTTGTACCACCCTGAAACTTTTTAATTTGATTTGCAATAATTAAGTACGCATTGCCATCATCAGGATCAGTAAATGTGCCCCTGATAAGTGCGCTTGCAGTCAACTCAGTTAATGCGTTTTTACCCCCTCTAGGATCAAATATAAAACCACCAAACCCAGAACCTGTATTATAAAAGCCTAAATATCTACCTTTCCACAAAGTAGCATTAATGGTGCTTGGGTAGTAAGTAGATTGCCACTGGTCTGGGCTTATTAATCCTTCAGTAATAATTTGTACATCTGTACCCGCAGCTGCAACTAACCCTTCTGCCCCTGCATAAATAACATATTGACCCATATCTACCATTGATGTTTTACTCAAACAGGCCTGAGTAGATTCAATTTTGATTGCGCTCATAGAGGAAGGATCAGACCCTGCAACTAAATATGGAGAGCCTTCAGTGGTTACAATTAAACCATTACCAACAGCTTTCATTCCTACAATATTATCTTCTATGGCTGTGCGATAGGAAGTAGGCCAAGCATGAGGTAAAAAGGGTTCAGAAAAACATATACGTTTGCCAGTAAAACCTGCCATGATGCCATTTGGTAAAGCTGTTAAACCCTTCATTGGCCCATCTGGATATACATTAGTATCGTCGTCTGGCGGTGCAACCCAATAATAAGAAGGGATAACTTCAGCTAACTCATCATTGTCAGATGTATCATCATAACTAGTAGTTGCCATTGAAACCTCTGCAACAAATTGAAAAGCTGTTGTATTAGAGCCTGTATTAGATCTATAAATACGTTTAACAGCGCCCGTACCAAAATTATTATTTGATTTAGCACCGGCTGTTGATAAGTTACTTACAGTAATTACAGCGTTATCGTCTGTTGTAATTACAGTAGATGCAGCAGAAGGTGGTCCTTCTTCACCGTACGCACTTACAAAAGTGTAAACATAAGAAGTAGAAAAGTCTGGCAGCGCGTCTGTTGTATCGTTAAAAATAGCCCCATCAGTTACACTACCAGAAGTGCTAGCTCCATTTGCCTCTACCGCTACTTTGAAAGTCAATGTTGTAGCACTAGGTACTGTTAATATTTTATGTTCTTGGTTTAAGTCGTCTGCAGGAATAGTGTTTTGAGCACTAAAACCAGTAAGCTTAACGTATTGCCCAACTACAGCCCCATGACTATTGGCCGTAGTCACCGTTATTGAAGAAGAGCCAGTGGCCGTGGTTAAAGTGGCATTTTCTGAAACTACTGCTTTAATTGCAACGGCTGGTGTATTTGGGGGAGCTTCAATCCCTAACCTAAAAAATGCGTTAGGGTATACAGTTCCACCTATTACATTGGTGCTTCTACCCATGCGAGGAAAGGATTGCCCCGTCCAATAAACTGTATTGTTAGTGTCGCCGGCGATTGGGCCAGGCACGACGTCTACATCTTCATCAAACTGTAGCCATTGGGTATCAGTGTATTTGTATATGCTTTGTCTATTAGAATTAGACAAAGTAGTAACGTCTGCTTTTGGGTTTACAACTGTATCATCAGTTATAGGAGTTAAACGCTGACTCTCTAAGTTAACGTTGGAAGCTGTTTGCGCTAGAGTATCTTCTAGTAATCGAGGTGAGACCTGCGGAGCAATTCCGCCAAACTGGATAAGTTTAAAATACGCCATATCATCTGAAAGTATACATTATTGTGGCTATAACTGCCGAAAAGACAACCCAAAACACACGTTCGCCGTTGCTTACATCTTTTTTATTTAACTTAGTAGTTTGTTCAACAGTTTCAACTCTGTCTTCAAGTCTATCTAAACGCATAATAAATCTTTCGTTTTGTTTCAATACAGTGGTTACCCTTTCCTCTATACGAGCAATAGTTATGACAGCGTCTGCAAGCCTGTCTATTTTGTTTTCTAATTTATCTAATCTATTTGATACGTCGTCGATCACTTGTAACTCCATATATGTGGTCGAGGTCTGCTTGGTTGTGCATCAAGTGTATCAAGATGTATGAACCGGCTGTCGCCATGTTGTTTTACTCCCACCCCTGTAATACCATGCTTAAGGGCTACTTCAATTAATTTTAAAGCGTCCTTGCCACGTATTAGTATGTCGATTGCTTTACCAGAAGCATGGGCTCCTGGTGTTTTTTTCTTGGCTTCTATTGGATGAGTTTTATCTCTGTAAGCACTGGTTACTATAAAAGGCACTCCTACCTCTTCTCGTATTATATCTAGTTTATGCATGAAGTCATCATCCATTTTACATAAACCTGTATGTTTACACTTTACTTCATCTTCAGAAAAATATTTCCAGTTAGCCATTGTCGTCCTCTTTTGGATTAGGTTTAATTTTATCTTCTTTAATAAAAGCTTTTACCTCTTCAGAAATGTGCAGTTGTGCACTTTGTTTAACTTTTAAATCAAATGCAAGTTCTGCTATAGCGCCCTGCAACTTAACCAAAAGGTTAAGATGATCTAAAACTCTAGGGGTAAGATTTTCTATTAAATACTGTTCACCGCCGAAATTGACTGAATCAATTTCTTGTTTTTTATCTGACATAGTTTACTCCTTATCTTTGCCGGATGAGTTAGAAGCTCCAAAGTAAAAAGAAATAACCGCACTAGCTAGTCCTCCTAAATACCCTAGAACCAAGTTAATTAAAGCTTCACTATTTTGTTCTGGTGGCTGTAGAGTTACTAAAAATATATAACCCATAAACCCAGAAATAGTAATAAACCCTAAAGTTCTTGTTGTCCAATCTTTACTAAACTTAACACGTGCGTCTTGTTTATCTTCAGTCTCTAAAGCAAAAATATCAACTTCTAGTTCTTTCATTTGAACTTCAAATTGTTTTTCCGCTTTTTTAAGTTCAAGCATTTGTTCTGGACTTGCAGTTTGTATTGCCTGACTAATTGCTTTAGGTTCTGGGGCACACCCAAGAACTTGTGCAACTACTGAAGCCGCTTGCCCACCTAAAGGCCCACCTAATGCGGATCCTAGTGTTGGTGCTACTGCACCTATTACATTTTTAATTAAGCCAAATTTCATATTTACTCCTTTGTTATCGGGCTGTGCCCATAATTCCTGTTGATGTTACGAATGGATTATCTGCAAATGCCATATACAAATAGTCATGGTCGTTAAAATTAAGGTTATTATCATCTCTGCATTTAAACCCATTACTTAAAAAATCTATGTTTTTTGTTGAACTTGCACCTTGAGGATCACTTCCATTGGCAACAAAATAATCGTCCATTGGGTTTGTTGTGCTTCTAGCAGTATCCATAATATCCCAAGTCATATTTGCTTGAGTAGATTTAAACATTATCCATTTTGGTTTAAATCCTGTATAAACAAAAGCACCGTCATCACTAGAATTTCCGCGGTACTTTCCAAACTTGCTGTCTACTATGTGTAGAGATAAGACTTTCTGATTGATAGTTAGGTGGATAAGTATGAATATATTCAAAATCTGTGCATTGACGGCAGTTGAAATGGATTTTACACCTGAAGGTGTATATCAATCATATGAAGATGGAGATTCAGTATCAATGCCTGTTAGATCAAATATGTCTCTAACATTTACTGAATTAGCACCCATATTTGCTAATGATTATGATCCAGAGACTAAAGATGCCTCTGTAAGTGATCTTGGATTATTATTACAAGGTGAAAATGCAATTACCGATGACGACATAGGATTCTAATGGCTTATTTCGATTACCACCCAAACTTATTATTACCATCATTCTCTCCCAATCGTAACTCATCTAAAGATGGTGTAGTTACTAAAAACTTGTTTAGAAGGGGTAAAATAAGAGATGAGTATTTTGAAAATGCTATGTCATTTCAAAAATACAATATTCGAGGTGATGATAGACCAGATAACGTGGCACAAGAGATTTATGATGATTCTTCTCTAGATTGGGTTATATTGATATCCAATAATATCATAAATGTGCGAGATGAGTGGCCAATGTCTCAATACGATTTTCAGCGATTTATTGATAGTAAGTATAGTGCCTCACAAATATCACAAATTCATCATTATGAAACAAAGCAAATAAATGATAATGAAGGTATATTGTTATTAGACGCAGGGCAACAGGTAAACGCAGATTTCACATTTAACTATTCTCAAGGTGGAAGTAATTATTCTCTATCTGGTGATGAAATCTTAACTTCATATACTAACTATGATTATGAAGTAAAGGTAAATGAAGAAAAAAGGAATATATTCGTTCTTAGAAAGGAATACCTAGAAATGATAATGAACGATTTAAGGCAAATAATGACTTATACGAATAGTTCGCAATATGTATCAAAAACCATGAAAATGGGTGCTAATATAAGAAATAGTTAAAAACCTAGGGGCAAAAAAAATTCCCGACTTTTTTTTCGGGAATTTTTGAAACTGAAAGTTGAATTTGCCCTGTATATACTACTCTTCAGCTAGTCGCTGAAAATATGACAGTGCGTCATCATCACTTGCACTACCAGCAGCAACTGCTACTGGTTCAGGTTTTGCAGTGACTATCTCTTCTTCTTCATCAGCAACCTCAGGTGCAACCTTTGGTCTAGATGCATTTAGTACTTGGTCTAAACGCTTCTGCAAATCATCATATGACTTGAACTGATCAGCAGCAGTGAACTCAGCGAGTGAGTACTGCTTCTTCCATAATGCTTCTAAGGCATCATCATCTTCCAAAAGAGCACCAGTAGCAGCAAATTCGCTACTATCGTAATTACGATATCCCGCCACATTTTTTGCTTTTAATTTGAAATTTGCACCTTGCCAGAAATCGAATGGATCGATTGCTTCCTCATCCTCAAACTCAGGTTGCATCGCTGCAGTAATCTTATCAAAGATCTTTTTACCGAACTTGTATAAAAATACCTTACCTTCATTCTGTGGGTTAGTTGGATCTTTTACAACATAGATGTTGCTGATGTAACTAAGCTTACGCTTTTGCTTACGTGCTAGATCCTTGTCAGCATCGTTTCCACTGTTCCAAAGTAGTCTGTTGTACTCAGAGACAGGATCTTTACCACCAAGAGTAGTAAGACTGTTCTCAATGTACCAACCACCTGGTCCTTGGAATGCATGTGACCATACTTTCGCCCAAGGTAACTCCTCACCGTTAGGTGCAGGTAGGAAACGAATAACGGCATAACCGTTACCTGCTTTGTCTACTTCCAATTTCCATAATCTCTCGTCAGCACCGCCAGTGCTTCCCTTATTCATTTTTTCTATCTCGGTGGTCAGTTTGGAAGTAAGACTTCCCATGCGAGATGCTTTCTTTAAATTTGCGAATGACATATTCGTTGTATTAGGTGGATTGTAGTATTGTCACCAGAACATAGTATACATCAGTATTTATAATATGTCAAGAAGGTCTTGACATATTTTTTTATGCCCATTTTCATCAGGATGACCCTTCTCTGCTTTAGTATAAGATCCTTTAGAAAATTTTATATCAACAGGCAAAGTCATATCATAATTACCAAACCATATTATACGATGAGGTACATCTCTTAGATGATTTCTAAGAATAGTATAGTACATCAACTCATCAACCTTACCATACTCATCCTGATAGATGTTTTTATAGTAATCATTCCAAACATCATAACTTCTCTCAGGTTCCCAAGGAGTATGACTGACTGCCTTCCACTTATTATCATCTTCAGAATAATACTCAGTCCTCTGTCTCTTAGTCATCTGTATGATAAACAAATCATACTGTGATACATCATGCTCCAATATGTTTCTAACAATTCTTCTATTACTACCTCCACGTTTAGCAATATTATATTCTTCTGCACCAAAATGATTGCAGAGTAATCTACTGTACCTACTAGTGTAATTGTCTTCTAGTTCATCACCCCAAGTAAATGAACAACCATCAAAGTAAATTTTCATTCTTCAAAATCTCCTGACAAATAATTTGATGACCTTCCTCATTAGGATGACTGTCATGCTTACTCCTTACTCTTGGTACGTTTCTTCCAATAATAAAATCAACTGGAACTTCTGGTTCTGCTTCAATAGATAAAATCACATGTGGTTTATCTTTGAGAATTCCTTTGAACAAGTTATAATATATCTTCTCTTCACTCCTACCATAATCATCATTGTAAATCTCCCTATAGTATGTCTCCCAATAGTCACGATCCTTCATGTATCTTTGATAGTTTGTATATGATTTAGGATCTAAAGAATTATTTTTCCACTTGCGAACATTACGTTGTATCTCTTTTG